CCACCTTGATCAAGTGTTGCGGTTTGATCTGTTCCATCACGTCGTGTATCCGGAAAGTGGCCCTGTGGAAGTGTGGCCACTGCTCCATGATCTTCTCGTTCTTCCACCATGGATACCATGGCAATAGGTACATGAAGTCACGTACGCCGGACCACCATCTCTGGTAGGGTTCTCGGACCATTGTGAATATCTCTGATTGGTCCTTGGCCTCCTCGAAAGGTGGTTCCTGTAACACCAATCTCCTGGCCTCATAATCTCTTTTAAGCCAACGTTTGATGTTACGGCCTGCCGATATGTCATGGTCGAGGTATCTCATCCTCTTGAGTTCTCCCCATCCTTCGGGCAGTTTTTCTGGTAAGGCATAGACACGTGGGGTCTTGTCCCTGAGCTTGGAGTCACCGCTCAATATGATGTCAATGGCAAAGTCTAGTTGTGTTGGCATGTGATTATTTAATCGTAAAAAAAGGGCGAACCAAATTAATGATCCGCCCTTTTGGTAAACTAGTCATCGGACTAGAAATGATTATTACATCTCTAAGTCGTTAACAACTGCTGTTGTACCACCGTCGTTCAAGTCGATTGAATCAACTGTACCTAATGCTTTGATAGCCGCAAGTAAAGTTGAAGCAGATCCACCCTCAGATTGCTCTGTGAATGTGAATGATCCACCTGCTGATGCCGGAGCACCAACAAACATGTCAGTACCTTCAACGATGTATGTTTTTGAAGCGTTAGTGTCGAATAACGGACCAGCACCTACGATGTTACCGTAAGCCATGATTGTTTGTTCGATTGCTTGTAGCGTACCATCTTTACCTGTGTGGTTCGCTAATTCTTCGCCAGCGTCAACTGTTAAGAACTCAAGTTCTTTACCTAATTGGCTACCGTTTGCCGCTACGAATGTAGTGTTGTTTTCTGAAATTGGCATTTTGTTATCCTCCTTTTTATCTGATTACTAAATGCCGTGATACCGCTCAGGCATCACGTTAATTGTATTTAGTGGTAAAGATGGTAAATTATGCTGTAATATTACTGCTTCAACCACACTTCGTCACTTTTTGTGCGTTTAACAAACCTGTAGCCCAGATCCTTTAATATTTGCTCGATCCTTTTCACTTTAGCGGGTCTTTTATCTCTCTTCATCTCGATGTTGATTACCGGAGTGTTTCTCGCCAGAGTCTCGCGGGCTCCCTCCAATAGCGGTATCTCATGACCATCCACGTCTATCTTGATTAGATCTATATCATCCATACCAAAACTGTCCAGTGTGCGGCATTGTATGTTTCCGTCTCCTTGTTCCAACACTGTAGAATTGAAACCTTGATGTGCCGTATGAGACGAATCGGATAGTCCGTAAGGAAGTAATTGGGTATTGCCTTGTTTGATGTTTCTTCTCCAACACTCCCTGAAGTTAGGATTGGGTTCGAAGCAGATAACCTGATCGAATCTCTGAGACAGTGGTCTGGTCCACTGTCCAATATTACTTCCTATGTCTAGGCAAAGCCTCCACTGCCGCACGAAATCAAGTGCCGCGTCTCTTTGTGCAGACTGATCCGGTCCGGCATCTTCTAGGTACGTGGGTTCCTCGTGATTCCCATACAATACCCAGTAACTTCTGTCTCCCATCTTACAACTTGACACACAGGAAGTCGTGGTTTCTTGGTTGGAATCCACCTAGGCAGGTATATCCCCAGGCCTCCAGCAGTTGCACGGCATCCATGTTGCCCTTGTTCTGTTCAACCAATATGGCAGGCCATGATGCCTTGATTGTTTTCTCTGAACCCATTATGGCTTTGGTTTCGAATCCCTCTATATCGTATTTTATGAATCCAACATCAGTAATCCCGAAACTATCTAATGTCATGACAGCCACAGCCACATTACCACCTTCTTTGATCCTTCCAACTCTATGACTGGTTGTGTATGCCGTCCGTTCTGCCTCGCCTAGGGCGGCCACGTGATATGTGAATTTGTTGGGATCAACAACTAATCTCGTGAATTCACTCCTTTTGTCTCTGAAGTCAAAACAGTAGGTATGTTTGAAATCATGCTCGAGATTTCTTGCGAAGTAACCCTGTCTTGCACCAACATCAATAGCATGCCGAAAGTTTGTGATGTGTGCTCGCGCCCAACGATATACTTTTGCACATTCATCAACGGCACCTGATTTATTTTGTATCATTATCACACTCTTTACAGGCACAATCTGGACAGTCCCTACATTCGGTGCAGGATCGCCGGCAGTGCTGTTCACATCCACACTTCTCACAAATATACTTGATCATGTCGGTATTTAACTACTCCTCTGGTGCCAGTTTCTTAAGACATTCATGACAGTCACACACGTCACAGTTCTGACAGTTGGTACACGTGTCTTTATCGCAGTGTGGATCACAGTTGCATCTGAAACATTTTTCTCTCATCTAAAGTTCTCTGAACTTTCTTGAGATGTCTGTGTTTGGCAACTTACTTTGTAATATTTGCTTTAATTTTGTCACAGTTCTTTCTTTTGTCTTATTATCAAGTTTTGTATAGTTGGACAACGCTCTTCTAATATTTTTGTAGTTGGCATCAGTAATGTTTAATGCCCTCTCCAGTTGCGTCAGATTATGATAGTGATTTTCCCAACTTCTCATATACCTACGAAGCGCCATTACAGGCACAGGTTGCCTTTGCCTCATTGCCTGTGCTTGATTTTTATTTTTTAATTTTTTAGTAATCTCAGGATCTCCCGACACGATGGCCAACATATTGGCCAAGTCGTTATTCATCATTCTAACCTGATCAAACGTTCCTTTGGCCATTGTTTGATCAGCGTAAGTATCTGCGAAACTTCTATGTTTTTTTTGCTGGCTCAACAATGACAGTGCAAGAAAACTTAGGTAAATTCTTTCTGTTATTTCCGGAAAGGTGAATCTTTGCAAGTCACTATGTCGTCTTATTACTTTGCCCTCTGATACATACTTGAGAAATGGTGTCAACATACAGTTATTTATAGGGTATATGCAACGAAACTTTATTCTCACAGACGTAATGAAGACCGGTGATCATGTATCATATGAAAGATTTATTGACACACATTCTTTGCGTAATCAATCCTTTGAATACACAGGCGAGTACTACACCTTACACAAATATGCTCTTGATTCATATGATCGTTTGTTTGCTTTCATTGATATGCGTATACATAACAACAGGCAGAACGATAACGATGTTTACCAAAAAGATTTGATGCAAAGACTTGAACTGCTTCATCAACAAGGTTTTAATTTCATTATTGCTAATCCATGGGAATCAACGGACAATCTGAACTCCCAAATTTTCGTAACAGGCGAACCAATGAGGCAGGTCCAAATTCCATATCCATCATTTACTTGGACAGGTGGTGTGTCTTGGTTTTGGAACTTTATGTACCATAAATTCAAAGATAATAGACCAAAAGTAAGCCATGACCATAATGGCAGTTACTGGCACAAAGTCCATGACTTTTTGTATCTAAACAAGGCCACCCGTAAACATAGACTGTCTTTGTATAATAAATTGCAACAGGAAAATATCTTAGACAACAGTTTGCACACTTTTCTCAATATGAAACCTCCCAAACGCCTACCAAAAAAATACGAACTGCCTGGGATCGAGCCAGAGCACTACCCTAGGTGGGGCATGGACCAAGAGATGTATGCTTTACCTTACACAGACACTGTTTGTTCTATCGTTTCGGAAACAAACGATAACAACTTTGAAATTTTCATGACAGAAAAGATCTGGAAACCAATTATGGCCCAGCACGTGTTTGTAGTTCATGGCAACTATTTGTATTTGCAAAAGTTGAGGGAGATGGGGTTCAAAACTTTTGGTTCTTATATTGACGAAAGTTATGATCTGGAAAAAGATCCAAACAAAAGAATAGAGATGTTGGTATCATTGTGTAAGGACATGAAACTTTTATGTGATAACGGAAGTGCAGTTGAACGTGGCAATAAAAAATGGCAAGATATCTATCTCCAGACACAATCTTTAAGAAAACACAACTATGACACTTTTTTTAATGAAGAAAAATTAAGCCACCAAGTGAACAAAACTTTACAATTATTTCTTGAATTTGCTGATACCGGTCAAGTTTCTTCTTGAGAATCCTAATCTATCAACCAACTTCACGGCATTACCTGATTTGTCAACTGCCACAAATCCTTCGGGCTCTGTGACTTCGAGTCCGCTGTCTGTCTGTTGGAATGAGCCTATGGCCTGTGCCTGATTCATTTTCTTCAGTACAAATGCTTTCATTGTTTGTACCGCCCTATAGAATGTAAGCATGGCCTGTAGTGGTTTCTTGGCCCTGTTGAGAAACACCGGCATCTGTTTCATCTTGTCCTGT